GTGGTGTTGAAGGTAAAAAACGATTTTTAGGTGTTGTTGAAAAAATCCATAAATTTATGAGAGAAGACGCTGTTCCATTTATTGTAGCGACTTATCCATTTGGATCTATGGAAGGTGACACTAGTACTAGATATGATCAAAAAGTTGATGACAATGATGTCAAAATACTTCGATTATTTTTGACTAACCAGCTTCGCTCTATGTCCACAGGTGAAACAAATATGGCAACTGAAAGCACTTTTAATGAATATGTAAAAAATATAGATAAATTAGAAAAGAACGATATATCTAATATGTCTATGAAAAGATTATTAGAAAGCGATTTACTTGTAAAATGACAAATATTGACTGGGATTTTATTAAGGAACAGGAAGGTACACAAACTACTGGTTATGTGCCTGATGCCGAAAACTCAAAATCTGGTGTAACTATTGCTAGTGGATTTGATCTTGGTGCAAGGTGTGAGTCAGATCTTGAGGGGTTGCCAACTGATATTATTCAGATCTGTACTCCTTATCTTGGCTTAAAAGGAGAAGAGGCTGTTAGATGTGCAGATACTCTTAAAATATCTGAACGCCAAGCTTCTGTTATAGATGCTTTTTCTAAACGAGAAGCTACTTCTAGGTTAAAGAAAAAATGGGAATCGGCTACAAATACATCGTTTGATGATCTGCCTAAATCTCAGGCTACAGTAATAGCGTCTGTTGCATTTCAGTATGGTGATCTTGCATCAAAAACTCCAAACTTTTGGAAACAGATAACAGGTAATGACTGGGATGGTGCTGTAAAAAATTTGCGTAATTTTGGAGATAAATATTCATCAAGGCGTAACCGTGAAGCGGATTACCTTTTAGGTTTGTAATGTATGGTTGAACTAAGAGACAAAACGTTTTCCCAAAGATTTGCTGAGTCTATGGATACAAAAGACGAAGCTTATAAGGGTATTAGATACAACATATTTCATTCTGCAAATCCTGTTTATTTTGAAACAAATTCAGAAAAAATATGGAAAGCTGCTTTTAACCAATACAATCCTGTTGTTGGTATGGTTGATTTTGTTCAAGGGTTACTTGCATCTACTCCTGATGAGGAGGGTTATGATGTAGCTTCTGACCTCTAGTCAAAGATGATATTCATTTATTAATGAGATCACTTAACAGTGGGAGTCGTGGTGAAACAAGAAGAATAGTAGAAAGAGTAAAAGAAGAACAAGAGAATCTTGCAATATTAAGTGCTTCTGATTCTCAGGTTGCTAGTTTAACAGCAGCTTTTGCTACTCCTAGTACAATATTTCCTTTTGCTACGTTAAGAGGAATGAGCAAAGCTTATGCTCATCAGCGTTTTATAACTGGAGCTGCATACTCTACTGCTGTTGCTGCCCCTGAGCAGTTAATTTTACAAGCTACAAGACAAGAAAAACCTCTTGCTGAGACTGCTTTAAGTTTAGCTTCTATTGCCGCAATAGGCGGTACATTAAACAGCATTGCCGGGCCTACTATAGCCAAATATCGATTTGGTAAAGCGGCACAAAGAGAAGCCAAATTAGATGCAGAGGTTGATGGTACGCAGATTTACAGGTCAGCAGGTGCAAGCGTTTCTCCGGAAAAACGCCAAGAAGGTATGAGGGCAATGATGTATCAGGATGCCGCAAAGGAAACTGGCATCAAAGCTGAAAAGCTTGGTTACAATCCTGTATTTAGGCTTATGAAAAGCGAAAATTATATTGCAAAGAAACTTCCTCAAGAAATGGTCGATATGGGAGGGGTAATGACCAAAGGAGTTGATGAAGAAATTGCGATGGCTGATGCTGTAGAAACAACAGTAAGAACCAAATATTATTCCCAGCTTCTAAGACAGATACGATCTATTGATGGTCAGTATTTGAACTATAGGCAAAAAAACTGGATAGACAGTGATATTAAACGTGGGGTTTATATGGCTGGTCTTGCTGCAAAAGATAGATTTGATAAAGGCGCAGTTTATTTAAACCAGACTGATTTTAGAATTAGAGTCGGTAAAGCAATGGTAAGGGGTGATGTTGATGCAATAGATGATGTTGCTACTCCTTTTGTTAATGCTGCTGCTAAAAATGCAAGAAAGCAGCTAGACAGTATCAAGAAAGGTGCTGAAGAAGTTGGTATGTTTACCAAACAAATAGAGAAAGCTTTAGCTGTTGCAAAGAAAACAGCAGATGGTTCTGATGCTTCGTCTATAAAAATTAAAGAATTAACTAATACTCTTAATAGGGTTAGAAGTGAAGGAGTGAGTGTAAACACCGCTGAATCTTATCTGCCAAGAATTTACCGTATAGACAGAATAATGGACAATCCAAATCGATTTGTCTCTATAGT